GGATCAAATCAATCTTCAGGAGTAAATACTACAAATGCTTTTGGCACTGTATCTGGTGTATCTAATTTTAACACAACTACTTTTACTAATGGACAGTCAAGTGGAACACATATTTTTTGGGCTTGGAAAAATGTTCAAGGATATTTTCAGGCAGGTCTATACAACTCTAATAATGATGCAAATGGTCCTTTTGTTTATACTGGATTTTCGCCAGCATTAGTTGCTTTTAAAATGAACAGTGCTGGTACAAGTTGGAGATGGTATGATAACACAAGAGCAGGATATAATGCTGCCAATAGCTATGTAGCATCAAATACTTCATCCATGGAAACAGCATCTAATCCTGCAGAAATGATTTTTCTTTCTAATGGTTTTAAATGCCAACAAGCAGAAGGTGATATAAATTACAATTCAGAAGAAGTATTATATGCTGCTTGGGCAGTTCATCCTTTTGTAACCTCGGACGGCGTTCCCACAACAGCGAGATAGACTATGGCACTCGGGATTATATCTTTCTCCGAGAGTCCAATATCGTCCCTAGGTAAACAGGATGCGGTAGCGGTTGTTACGGGTCTTGCCTTAACTTCTACTTTAGGTACAGCCGTAGCTCAAGCTGGAGCACAACCAAGCGTTACAGGACAATCGTTAACATCAGCTGTTGGTACCGTTGTTCTTAATACAGCATCCGTAGCGACACCTTCTGGTGAAGCACTGTCCACGGCCCTCGGCACACCAGTCATTAATGTTATTGCGAACCCAACCGTATCGGTCACAGGGCTTGGATTAACACAATCAATTGGTACATATGGTGTCTCAGCAGGTGGTCAAGTTGCTATTGATGCGTCGGCTGAACCAGACATGGACATGTTCCTTGGTACGCCAACGGTATCAGCCACTGCTAGTTTATCCGTTACAGGTCAATCAGTATCCACGGCTCTCGGAACAGTTAGTGTAGATGCTGTAACTCCAGTAGCTGTAACAGGTCAAGCGATGAATATCGTAGAAGGCACGTCAACAGTTGTAGCAACAGGTGAAATAGATGTAACAGGTCAAGCTGTTAGTTCGGCCCTCGGCACTGCAACTGTCAATGCATCAGCAACAGCACTACCAAGTGGTAATATTATTTCATCTGCTCTAGGAAATGTAACCCTAGCGTCAAACGTAACTATTATACAAAATGGCATTCCAATGACCTTAGAGTTAGGGGATGAAGCTGTTTATGCATGGGTAACAGTGGATGACGATGCAACCACGCCATGGACTAACGTCACTGACTCAGCCACAAATACTTGGACAAACGTCGATGATAGTGTTACAAATACATGGCAAGATGCAGCGTAGGTAAATTATGTCAACATATTCAAACAGACTACAAATTGAGCTTATTGGTGTAGGAGATCAAGCAAATGCTTGGGGTACTACAACGAACAACAATTTTTCACAATCTTTAGAACAGTCTATTGCAGGGGTATACACAAAAAATATATCATCTGGCACTACAACAACTTTAACATCCACAAATGGACCTGCTACACAAGCAGATAATGAAAATAGACAAGCAGCTATTATATTTACAAATGCTTCAGCTAATCACACTGTACAATTTACAGCAAAAGAAAAATTATACTTCTTACGAAATGCATCCACAACTTACACTGTTACAGCAAGACTAGGGGCTTCAGGAAATACATATGTTATTAATCCTCAAACCAGTGTCTTCTTAGCCACTGATGGTACTAATTGGTATGAACTCCAGACATCAGGTGGCACATGGATTACAAAAAACGCTGCTTACACAGCTTTTAGTGGCGATAGAATATTTGTTGATACATCATCACAAGCAGTTACTGTTACTTTACCAGCAGCTCCTGCTACAGGAGATGAGATACGATTTGTAGATGTAGCTAGTTCTTTTGATACAAACAATTTAACAGTAGCAAGAAATGGTTTAAAAATAAATAACCAGACATCAGATTTAACAGTAGCAACCGAAGACGCAGCATTTGGATTGGTATATTCAGGTGTGTCTTATGGTTGGAAGATAATGGAGAAATAGAATGCCAACTTATGAATCTATTAAATATAAATTCTCAGGAACCGCAGTCACTGGTGTACTACAAGTAGCAAGTAATTTAAATGACCTTGCTGCAAAAGATACATCGAGAGATAATTTAGGTGTTGAAATTGGAGTTGATGTACAAGGATTTTTTTCTGCTAGTGCAGGAACAAATGCAAATGGTACAAGAACAGTCAGTACAAATGCACCAAGTGGTGGATCTGATGGAGATATTTGGTACAAATATACATAATGCCTTATGCCAATTTATGTTAAAGACGGTGGTACTTTTCGTGAGATAAGCTCTGATGCTGGCTCACAACTTTATGTGAGAGATGCTACTTCATTTACAAACAAAACAATTACAAATGCTTACGTCAAAGATGGTGGCGTATGGCGAACTGTCTTTACTTTATTTGATACACCAGGAAGTTTTACAACTGCAGGATCAGGAACAACAAATTTTAATGTTCCAGCAAACGCTAATGCTATTCATATACAACAAGCTGTAGGTGGTGGTGGCGGTGGATATACAGGAGCTTCTTATGACAAAGCTGGTGGTGAATCTTCTGGACCAGGTGGTGGATGAGGAGCTTATATTTCTGATCGAGTGTATTCAGTAACAGGTGGTGAACAATTAACTGCTGTAGTAGGGACAGGTGGTTCTAAAGGAACTGGTGCTTACAGTGGTTCAGCAAGTGGTGGATCGGTAACAAGTTTAACTGGTGCAACTACAGGTTCAGTTTTTTCTCTTAATGGTGGTGGAGCTTCTTCTGTATCAGGTGGTGGAGTACAAGGACCTCTTCGATCTAATACAGCAGGAACAGGAGGAACAGCTACAGCAGGTACATCTTTATCATCAGGAACTACAGTAGACGGAATTAATATAACAAGTTTTACAAGTGGACCTACAAGCACTTTCAATGACTCAGGTAACGGCGCTACAGGTGGCAACAACGGTAACTGTGGTGGAGACAACTGTCAAATAAATGGTAGTGATGGTGCTGACTCTTACAGTGGTTTAGCAGGCACTGGTGGTGACGGTGGTAGAGTAAATGTTGCTGCTACAGCAGGAACTCAAGGAGGAGGAGGTGCTGGAGGTGGCGCTGAAAACTATGGATCAGGAACTGGTGGATCGGATGGCGGTGATGGTGAAATTAAATATAGATTTATAAGGATTGCATAATGCCTCTTACTAAAATAGCTTTTGCCCCAGGGATTGATAAACAAGATACGGAGTATGGTGCAGCAGGTCGTTGGACTGATTCTGATTTTGTACGTTTTCGTTATGGCTTACCAGAAAAGATTGGTGGGTGGATAAGACTTATTCCAAATACATTGGTCGGTGTTGCACGAGACATGCACGCATGGACAGATCTTAATGGTGTACGGTACACGGCCATCGGCACCGATAGAAAACTATATATTTATACAGAGGGTGTAGCATATGATATTACACCCGTAAGAGCTACAGGTTCAATTACAGGTTTTACAACAACAAACAACTCTCCTACAGTTACAGTCACTGATCCAAGTCATGGTGCAGAAGTGGGGGATTTTGTTACTATATCTTCTACGTCAGGTGCGGTGAATGGTATTCCTGCAGCAACGATGGATGCAGAATATGAAATATTAACTGTACCTACTGCTAGCACATACACGATTACAGCGGCGGCAAATGCAACAAGTACGGGAGCATCAGCTTCCACAGCGACAGCGACATATCAAATATCTGTTGGTACAGCCGTATCTCAATATGGTTATGGTTGGGGTACCTATGAATGGGGTAAAGAAGCATGGGGCACGGCTCGTTCTACGTCTAACGTTACAATAGAAGGACGTAACTGGTCTTTTGATAACTTCGGTGAAGATTTATTAGCAACAGTTAATATTTCATATTCTGCATCCATCGTTGCTGCAGGAATACCATTCACCGCACCTGACGTAGAAGATAT